AGGTCAAGCTGCCGAAGCGGCTGGACCTGGCGCGGGACGCGAACCGGGCTTTGGAAAGCGTGCCGGGGCTGATCGTGGCGAACTGGGTGGAGGGGCGGTTGGGATAAAACCAGCGAAAATGGACCGAACCCTTGCTCGTTGCGGTCGCTAACCTTCGTGCCTTTATCTTCGCGCTCGTCGAAGTCTACATTTATGGCTTGCAACACCAGATCAACTGAAAGACCATCGTGGGAACACAAGATGCTGATTTGAGGGATGGTATGGGTAGCACTGGCTCTGGAAGCTTCTCGGACTACCCCGGCTCGCGCCCCAAAGAGGGCGGCGAGGGAGCCGGTGGTGGCGGCGCAAGTGGGGAAGATCGCTGCGCCCGGGCATTCTCCTGTGCTCTCGAAGAGGTCGAGCAGTGTGACTACTTCTCCGCAAGCGGCGGTGTTCCTCCGGCCAACACGGCGCTAACCGTCGAGCAGCGTGGCCGGTTGTTCGCCGTCGACGCGAGCGGCCAAACCGTGGGAGCGCTACCAACCAGCTTGAACTATCTCGCAGACTGCATGGCTGCGGGATTCACCTATGAAGGGCGCGTCAACTCCTCGGCATCGGCTCCAGTTGCATCGGTCAGCGTGGACTTCGCGCCCCGGACGCCATGAGTCCTAGCCAAGACCTTCTGCTGGTCGGCGAGGTCTACGTAGATTTCACCCTACCGAAGGCAGGTGCTGAAAGTAAGCTACGGCTCGGCGGCATCGTTCACGCGGCCCGCGGGCTGTGGGCAATAGACGCGAACTTTTCCGTGGCCGCTGCATGCCCCGGCTATCTGGTCGATCAGGCGCGAGCCTACCTCGAAAGCTTGGGATGCAGCGAATTTATCTGGCTGGCAGAGGTCAAGGGCGCGCCCAACGTCATGGCGATTGGCGATCCGACCGAACTCGCCGACCAAGCATATCAAGACATTCTGAGGGACGAAAAATCTGTCGAATACCGCGGAGAAGTTGACGCACTAAAGACCTTCAAAACCTGTCTGATTTTCCCTGGAAAGTACGACCTCACGGTCCTGAGATCCCTACTTGCCGAGGATGTTCAGGCAAGCTTCGATATCGCCTATGATCTCCCGGACCTTCGATCGCTCTCATCGTTCAAGGGAAACATTGCCGCCGTAGTGACTTCTACATCGTCTCCAATGTTCCTCGAGAAAGCGTCGGAGGATATGTCCAGCCTGCTGGCTGATTTGCGCGATCTGTCGCCGCAAGCCATTCTTCTGAAGGAAAATCGCGGCGGCAGCCGTGTGTTCGATCTTCGCGGTGACAAAGTCGACGAGATTCCGGCGCTCCTCGGCGAAACCGTCAACTCAGTCGGTGTCGGTGACGTGTATTCAGCGGTTTTCGCGTCCATGCTGGATGGCGCCGTCTTTGATGCCGGATGGAAGGCAGCGCGCGCTGCAACGTGCTATGCCCAGACGACCTACCCCGACGACTTCAAAAGAGATGTCCAGCGCAGCCTCGCGCTCTCCATCGACCAAATGCGCGGCTTGGGCGGAACATTTCTGCCTTGGCATGCACGGCCGGACTTTCAGATATACTTCGCCGCTCCCGATTTTTCCTACGTCGACCGCACGCACCTCGAAGAAGCACTTCGGGCGCTCGCCTATCATAATTTTCGGATTCGCCGCCCGGTACAAGAGAACGGAGAGCTAACACCGCAAAGCTCGATGCATGAAATGCGAGCCGCATATCTGGGTGATTTTGGCCTTCTCGAGGAGTGTGATCTTGTTTTTGCACTGCCTCTGGAGCGCGATCCTGGCACACTCGTTGAAATTGGCCTGGCTCTTGCATTGAAGAAGCCTGTGATCACCTTTGATCCGCTCAAAGAGAATACCAACACCATGGTGATGGCGGGTAGCACGGTCTATTCGGGCAAGCTCGATAGCTGCCTAAACGGCCTCTTCGAAGTTATGTCGAGACTAAGGGCGACGCGTTCATGAAGAAGGCTGTCGTCATGGTCTCTGGCGGACTCGATTCAACGACGGTCTGCTATCTGCTGGTCAACGAAGGGACAGAAGTTCATCCCATCTTCTTCGATTATGGCCAACACTGTGCCGAGACAGAATGGGCGAAGGTTCAGGAAGTCCTCCCGCAGGAGGCGATGCCGCCAGAGCGGCTGAGTATCTCGGACATCTTCAAGGGCTCGCCCTCACGGATGATCGTGGAAGCGGACCTTTGGAAAGAAGCCGTCTCTGATGATGACCTGTACCTCCCGTACCGGACGATGCTGTTCTTCGCTGTGGCCGCGGCTCGCGCCCAGACGCTTCGGATCCTCGACGTGTATTCGGGCTTCATCAACAGCAATCATGCCAAGGAAATAGACTGCAGCACCGAGTTCATGAATGGCCTCGAAGAGCTCTCACGTGGTGTCGGCGCTGTGCGCTTCCATGCGCCCTTCCGCGAAAAGACCAAGGCCGACGTCGTCCGACAAGCGCTGGAGCTTGGGGTACCTATCGGCCGAACCTTCTCCTGCCAGGCGTCAAGTTCGTTTCCTTGCGGGGCCTGCCCCAACTGCGTAGAGAGGCTGAATGCCTTGGCAGAAGCTGGCATCGCGTAGATGGGAAAAATAGAAGTGGCGGAAAACCTGAACAATTCAGACGCTTTGTATGCCGCCCGGCGCATTGCCGACCATGCTGTACGAACCGGTGTTCTGGGATCGCGCGTCTCTTGCAGACCCGTCTACCAGCACATGGGCGCGGTACTTGCTGACTCGGTCCTACAAGCCGGGCTGAACTACGCAAAAGTTGTGAAGCCCCGTATTGCCTCCATTCTTAGAACTTTCCCGCACGCCACAACCATGAACATCTTGGTAGGGGTGATCGAGCAAGAGGGAAGCCCAAAGTTCCTGCAATGGGAGCATCGGGAGAAGGTGTCACGCTTTGACAATCTGGTCGCCTTTATGGCCGATGCGGAAATCGACAGCACATCCGAGCTGAGCAGGGCGCTACGGGACAAAAGCTTTCGGATGGATATCCGGCACGTAAGAGGGGTTGGCCCAAAAACCGTTGATTACATGGCCTGCCTCGTGGGTGTGGACTGCATCGCTGTCGATCGTCACATCCGGGGCTTTGCTGAGCTTGCCGGATTGGAGGACGAAAGCTACGATTATCTCCGCGAAGTGTTCAGCTTTGCGGCGGACCTCTTATCCATCTCTCGACGTGAATTTGATGCGAGTATCTGGCGCTATCAGTCAGAACAAACCACTCGACAACTATCACTTGAGTTCATGCAGTAGCGTTTGGTGTCTTCGCCTGCCTAAGCGCGCCGTTGGGATCAAGCCGACCTCAACCTTCGGAACCCCAAATGCCCACCCTTCGCGAAACCATTCTCACCGCGCTGCATGCGCGGCTCTCGGCGCTGCCCGCCACCGCGCTCCGCGGCGACGTGCTTCCCGAGCGTGTGCCGGCCGGAGGACTGCTGATCCTGCGCGACGGCGAGCCGGGGGAGCCCGAGGTGACGCTATCGCCCCTGCGCTACCACTACCAGCACCGCGCGGAGATCGAGGCGGTCGTGCAGGGCGCCGACCGTGACGCCACCTTCGACACGCTGACCGCCAGCATAGGCGCGGCGATCGCTGCCGACCGCACCCTCGGGGGCCTCTGCGACTGGGTCGAGGCGGAGGCGCCGCGCCCGGTCGATCTGCCGGTCGAGGGCGCTGCGAGCCTGAAGGCGGCCGTGATCCCGGTGGTGCTGCACTATTCCACGGCCGATCCACTCGGCTGATCCCGACAACCCGAGGAGAACACCATGGCACGAGCCCAGGGGGCGCGGGCGCTGATGGCGCTTGCGTTCGAGACGACCTATGGAACGCCGCCCGCGGGCGGCTTCACCCGCATATCCTTCGCCAGCACCTCGCTCGGCGCAGAGCAGCCGCTGCTGAACTCGGAACTTCTCGGCTACGGCCGCGATCCGCTGGCACCGATCAAGGACGCTGTGACAGCGGACGGCGATGTCGTGGTACCGCTTGATGCCGAGGCCTTCGGCTTCTGGCTGAAGGCGGCGTTCGGCACGCCCACGACCACGGGCGTGGAAGCGCCGTACACCCACGAGTTCCAGTCGGGGTCCTGGACGCTGCCCTCGATGTCGATCGAGACAGGCATGCCGGAGGTGCCGCGCTATGCGATGTACTCGGGCTGCGTGCTCGACCAGATCACCTGGCAGATGCAGCGCTCAGGCCTGCTGACGGCAACGGCACGGCTGGTGGCGCAGGGCGAAACGGTGGGCACCACAACGAGTGCAGGCACACCGGCGGCGCTGGAGCTGAAGCGTTTCGGGCAT